CGCTGGGTTGCTGAAACCCGTTCGCCTGAAACGCATTCCCTTGAAAGGGCACGGATCAGCCTCGAGAAGAGTCGATGCGGAACCCGAGCACGTCCACCGAACAGTTGCGCTGGGTCGTGCCGATGGTCTTGTTGATGGTCACGCCCATGCCGTAGGCCTGCGTGCCGCTCGGGACGCCTGCGGTGCGCTCTCCGGCGATCGTCCACTCGACGCCGTCCTGCGACCAGAAGAAGATCGCGTTACCGGCGACGAAGGCGACGCCGAGCCAGATGTAGTTCGTGTCCACCGTCGGCCCGGCGGCGAAGTTTTCGACGCGCACGCCCGCCGCGGCCACGCCCGCCTGCCACGCCGCAGAGACATCGTCGCGGTAGTTCCAGTACACGCCGTCCGTGACGTTCGTGCCGCCGACCGCGTCGTGCATCCCGACGAACATCTGGAAACGTTCCGCCGCCGTCGAGAGCGCCTCGACCGCGAGCCGCGTCAGAAAGAACTGCGGACCCCAGCCGGGGAAGAGCGCGTTGTTCTGCGTCGCACCCAAATGCGCGCGGCCCGTCGCGGTCGTGCCGGTGTCGATCTGCCAGACCCCGATCGGGCGCTCGGTGTCGTTCTGCAAATACGTGCCCTGCTGTGCCGAGGCGCCCGTGCCGCTGACCGCGTTGCCGATGCTCCCGACCGTGCCGAGGAAGTCCTCGTAGAAGTCGAAGAACGCCCCGTAGCCGATGCCACCCGATGCGGCGAGCGGACGCCAGCGACTCGCGGCGCCGTCGTACACGAGCGTGACGCTCGCGCCGGGCATGAGGAACACCGGATTACGCGCCGCGATGCGATTCGCGGCCACCGACCCCACCGACTCGTCCGGCAGGATGATGAGCCGGTTGGTCGAACGATTCTGGAGCACCGCCACGCGCCCGTTGGCGCCGCCCGCGAGGCCGGTGATGACGACCGACGCGGTCGGCGTGAGCGCGAGCAACGCGGCCCGGTTCGGTTCGGCGTCGTTCCACCCTGTCGGACTGTAGTCGTTCTGATTCGCGCCCGGCGACGCGGTCACGACCGACAGCTCGAAGGAGGTCAGGACGTGATCGGCGTTCCAGTTGGAGGGGCGGACCAGTGTCGCATCCGCCCCATCCGCAACCGCCGACTGAAACGCGTGCCGGATCGGCATTAGTTGGCCGTGAGGGCGAGCGCGCCGATGCCGAACTCCAGCGCGTTGCCGTTGGTGATCGTGATCGCGCCGCCCGAGAGCGCCGCCCGCGCGACGACGTCGGCGGTGCCGCGCACGTTCGACAGCACGATCGCGACGTGCGCGATCGAACCAAAATCGCCCGTGCCGTTGTTGTCGAAGCGCTCGATGGCGTCGTTCAGGAACGCGGCATCGAACTGGATCGGCTGGCGCGCGTAGCCCGTCGTCGTCGCGGGCTCACCCGTCACGACGCCGGTTTCGCCCGGATCGCTCGTGAAAATCGCGAGATGGAGCGGCGCGGTCGGGCGCGTCGGCGCCGCCACCTGTGGCCGAAACAGCCACGTCAGCACGTTGCCTTCCCACGTATCCGTCAGGGCACTCATTCGTCGTCATCCTCCTCGGCCACCACGCCGAGCATCTTATCGTTGGCGTCGCGCTGGATCGTGTACGTGCGACGCTTCTTGCGAGGCTTCTCGGCGCCCGCGGCCCCTTCCGTCTTGCTCGCCGCGGCCATCGCGCCGACGTCGCGCTTCACTTCGGCGTCGCTGGCGATCTTCTCGCGCTGGAGCTCGGCGTCCATCTGATGCTTCTCACGCTGGATGTCGCTCTGCATCTGCGCCGCCTCGCGCTGGGCCTGCGCCTTGAGCGCGGCCTCGTCGAGCGTGGTGCTGTACTTGAGCTCCAGCTCCTGCACCTTGAGCTGCATCTCCTGCGCGAGCCGCTCGGTGGCGATCTCCTGCTCCATGACGAGCTTCTCGAGCGCCAACTGGTGCGACCGCTCGGCCTCGGCGAGCTTGAACTCCAGCTCGCGAGCCTTGAGGTTCATCTCGTTCTCCTTCTTCATCGCCTCGATCTGCGCCTTGGCCTTCTCGAGCTCGACCAACTGTTGCTCGACCGACGGCTCCTTCGGCTGATTCGCCATCATGTCCTGCAACTGCTGCTCGATCTCGGGCGTGATCTCCTTGTAGAACGCGGTCGTCTGCTTCCAGCCCTGCAACTCGAGCTTCTTGCCGAGCGTGCGACGGTACTCGGTGAGGCCGACGATCGGGTTGTTGAGCCCGAAGTTGGCGAGAATCTGCTCCTGCCGCGCCAGCTCTTCGTTGAGCGTCGCGATCTTCTCTTCGGCGAGGCCCGCGCCCAGCACGAGGTCGAGCTCGACGTCCATGTCGGCGTCCCACGCCCGCGGATCGACCGGCACGTACTGGCCGCGCACGCGCATCACGCGCGGCGCCTGCGTGTGGGCCGTGACGAGCTTGAGGAGGCCGCGGAACAACTGCTTCACGCCCGTCTCGGCGAAGATGCGGGCGATCATCTCGATCTGCTGTTGCGAGGCGCGCACCGCACTCTGCACGGCGGTCTTCGTGCTCGACTGCAGGGACTGCGCGTCGAGCCCCGTGGTGGCCTCGCTCACGCCGACCGTGTTCGCCTTGATCTTGTCGGCGTACTCAAGGAGCGGGAACGCCTCCTTCCCGAGGAAGGGCACCGCGAGCGGCGTGACCGAGCCCGCCTTGCGGACCCGAATTGGGGCCCCGACCTCCGTGTTGAGCACGTCGGCCATCTCGACCGCGCCCTCGACCACCTCCATACGGGGGAAGATCGCGAGCGAGAGCGAGTCCAGCATCCCGCGGGTGATGTTCGTCTTGAGCCGCTGGAGCGGTTCCACGTACTCGCCCGGCCCGCCGCCGACCATCGTGTGCGGCTCAGGGTCCGGCACGAGCACCGCGAACGGGCGCTCATCGACCTGCTCCGTCGCGACGATGTGATGGTCGGCGCCGATCGTGCAAATCTTCCAGAGCTGCGGCTCGGCGAACGCTTCGCCCTCGCTCTCTTCGCGCGGATCGGCGCCGAGCCAGATGTACGCCTCGACGTACTCGATCTCCTCGGTGCTCTTGTCGGGACGCGTCTCGGGGTCGCCGGAGAACGAGTCAGGGAACCGCTCCTGCGCGGATTCCGAGCGCTCCAGCGTCGAGAACGACTGTCCGTGCGTCTTGATCGTCTCCTCGGAGATGCCCATCCCGACGAGCTCGCCCTTGCTCTTCCAGCAGCGGTGCCCGACGACGCTGGCCTCTTCGAGCGATCGCGCATCGCGCGAGAAGAAGAACTCCTCGAGCGGCAACGACGCGAAGCGGGCCCGGCCTGCCTCCGCGGTGCGGCGGAAGCGGCCCGAGTAGGTGCCGTCCGGCGCCGCCTCGAGGTCCAAGAGCTCGATCGTCGCGTCATTCAGGAGCTCGACCATGCGCTCGGGCCCATGCCCGGAGAAGTCGTGCTCCGTGATGCGGGTCTTCTCTTCCCACCACCACTTCACCACGCCCATCGAGCGAACCAACGCGTCCTTGAACCACGCGTGGAACTCGACGAAGCCGTTGTTGTCCTTGCGGAGCACGACGTTGCTGACGAACTGCGTCGCCTGCTCGGCCTGCTCGACATTGTCGGCGCGGGTCGGGGCGTAGTTGATGACCTGTTCGGCGCCGAAGAACACCCGGAGCAGGCTCGGCATGATCGCGAGGACGGTGTCCCGCACCTCGGTGATCTGGAACTGGCTCCGGCCCTCCTCTTCGTTGCCGAGGGGGTCGGCCTTGTAGCGCTGCGAGAGGAGGCGCCGCTGCGGCTCGAGCGCGCCCTCGACGTATTCGATCGCGTCGTCGATCGCGGCGACGATCATCGCCCGCGGCGTCGTCAACTCCGGCGGCTCGCGGTCGTCGTCTTCGCCCGGCTCGGGGATCGGCTCGTATTTGGACGCCATGGGCGGGGAATATCCGCCCCGCCACCCCCGTAATCAATCTGGACGAGTTAGACCAGTCCCTTGACGTTGCGGCGGAGCGGGGCCCGTTTCGCCGACTTCCCGCCGATGATCCGCTCAACATCGACCGCAAACGTGAGCACGAGCGCGTCGGCGAAGTCCGGCGATCGACGGAGCCGCTTTTTCATCTCGGCCTTGCCCTCGATCTGGAGCTTGCCGGAGCTCGTGAACTTGAACGTCGGCGCCGTGATGTCCTTCTGCAGGCGCTCCCAGAGACGGCTTCGCGAAAGTGGCACCAGCTCCGGCACGAGCCCCTGACTGCGGAACCACTCCTCGGTCTCCTGCGACATCCGCTTGTTGTAGTGCGGGAGCTTCACGTCGCGCTGGAGGAACCATTCCTTCATCTTGCGCCACAGCTCGGCGCGAAGATTGAGGCAGTGCTCCTCGAAGATCGCGGGCAACTCGCCCACGTTGACGTCGAACACCGGCAGGCCCTGCTCGCGGAGGCGATCCGCCACGCCCGCGCCGATGCCGATCGAGTCGATGCAAATCATCGACGGGCGATCGCGCTCGGGGGTCGCATCCCACTCGGCCTTGACGAGCCCGGCGAGCTCCATCGTGTCTTTCTTCCGCCACTCGCGAATGTCGTCACGGACCACACGCCCGCGTCGCTTGATGAGCACACTCGCGTCGTCGCCCATCCGGGCGCAGTCCAAGCCCCAGATGGGGCGCACCAGCGGGTCTTCGGCGATGTCGCGCGTGCGCGCCGCCTCGACCAGCTCCCACGGGATGTAGACGTCGTCTTCGGCGAGAGGAAACTCGCCAAGCACGCGCACTCGGTATGCGTTCGAGTCGATTCCGTAGTCGTCGACGATCTGCTGGACGAAGGCGGGCGCGACGCGCGGCGAGTCGAGACACGACACCGTCATGCGGGACCAGCCCTCGAGCATCTCCTCGAAGACCCGGAAGAACAGGCCCGAGCGGCGCACCGGATTGCCGGTCAGGATCATCACCGCGTCGTGCCCCGACATCGAACCCACCGAGGCCTCGAAGACCGCATCAGGGATGCCGGAGGCCTCGTCGCCGATCAGGAGCACCCGATCGGAGTGGATGCCCTGCAGAGCGTCCGGGGCCTCGGCGCGGCTCGTACGGACGGAGGTGAAGCTCTCGTCCGGCGAGGGGAGGTAGATGAGCTTCTCGCTCTGATGCTCGAGGAGCGCCCGGAGATGCTCCGGCAGGCGGCTCACCCAGACGCCGACGTCGGCCCAGAGGGCGTCAAAAAGCTGCGCGCTCGTCGGGGCGGTGCAGACTGCCTTCTGCGGCAGGTAGGTGAGCTGCTGGTGGACGATCAGCCACGCCAGCACCGTCGTCTTGCCGACGCCGTGGCCCGACTTGACCGCGATCTTGCGGGGCTCCGGCGAGACGTTCGCCGGGTGCGAGGCCCGGTCCACCCGCTGAAGCAAATCGTCCTGCCACGGGTCCGGCTCGGCGCCGTACACCTCGCGCACGAAGAGCGGGCGATTGTGCCGGTACCGCTCGACGAACAGGTCGGCAACGGTCTGGGTCACTGCCCCTCGATCTCGGTCTCGTACTCGGAGGAGACATGCTCCGCATCGACGTAATGCGCGATGCGATCGGCGCGGATGACGTGCGTGTGCCCCGCCGAATCCGTGAGCCGCACCCACGGGCGCCCCTTGGCGAGCTGGTCCGCGATGGTGTCGAAGACATGCTCGCCGGGGATCAGCATGTAGTAGCCGCTGTCGAAATACACCTGCGTGACCGGGAGTTGCATTTCGGGCAATCTAGTACCGGGTGGGGGTGGGCCCCGCAAGTACCGGGG